GCCCTGCAACTCGACATTTGGCTCAAGGCAGCCGAGCGAGCCCGCAGGAAGGGGCAAGAGGTGCAGAATGAGGTCGACGCTCTTATGCTCGACGAGGAAAGCAACGCGCGCCTCCTAGAGGCTTTGGAGGGGGAGGCCGCTATAGCCGCCCAGCGGGCGAAAGCCTTTGCCAGTGAGCACGAGAACGCGTCCAAACGCGCATCTACGGAGTTGACCGCCGCTCGGGCAGCCCTGAAGGGGCACCGCAAGGAGAAGATCGCCCGCCCCGACATGCCGAAGATAAGCGCCGAACAAACCAAGCTGGAGAATGAATACGGCACCAAGGGGCAAGCGCTGGCAGTGCTGCGCCGCGACCTTACCCAGACCTTCGATGAGTCTACCGCGCTCAAGGAGCGCTACGCTGCGCTGAAGAAGGACAAGCACAAGAAGTGCCCGACGTGCGGGCAGACTATGTCGGATGCGCTCTACGACGCGCAACTGACCGACATTGCCCAAAAGTCTGAAGCACTCAGTGAAGTCTTCGACAACATGAAATCGGAAGCCGACGGGCTGCGCACGCGAGCGGACAAGCTGAAGGTGCTGATCGACGCCGCGAAGGACGCGTGGACCAAAGCCCAGAGAGACTACCAGACCAACATCGACCGCTACTCCGCATGGGAGAAGAAAGATACCGCGTTGGCTGCCGAGGTCGCCCGCTTTGAGGAAGAGCTAGACCGCCTCGCCAAGGAAGAGAATACCCACGCAGCGGAGCACAAGCGCCTCCTGAAACGCTTGGACGCGCTTCGCAAGGAGACCGCTCAGATAAAGCGCTCGCGCAAAGAGCACCAAGCCCAGAAGGAAATAGTCGAGTTCTGGGAGCAGGGTTTCAAGGAGATCAGGCTACAAACGATCGATCAGACCTTGGTCGAATTGGAAATGTCCGCGAGCAGGCACGCGGCGATGCTGGGTCTGAACGACTGGGGTATCAAATTCGATACAGAGCGCGAGACCAAGAGCGGCAAGCTGGACTATTCGTTTACGGTGCTGCTCTACCCGCCCGACGAGGACGAGCCGGTCAAATGGGAAAGCTATAGCGGAGGGGAGTCGCAGCGCTGGCAGCTTGCGGTCTCCTTCGCGCTTTCCGAAGTGTTACTAAGCAGAGCAGGAGTAAGCCCCAATGTGGAAGTACTTGACGAACCTACAAAAGGTCTCTCCGCCTTGGGGGTGGATGATTTGCTCAGCCATTTACGCGATAGGGCTCTTGAGTTGGGTCGTGCTATACATTTTGTCGATCATCACTCGCTAGACAAGGGTGAATTTGACGGCACTCTGGTCATTATCAAAACCAAGGACGGCAGCAAAGGGGAATGGCAATGATCGAGATCAACCTTACCGAAGACCAATGGCGCGCGATGTTCAAATTGGTAGACGAACAAAAGAGAGCGCCGTTGATCAAGGTCTCGCTCGACTGTGGTATAGAATTCAAAACCATGCTGACCCGCATCGACTCCGAGCAAATTGGCGAAGGCACAACAAGACGGCGCTTCATACGTCTTCAACAACTCGTCGACTAACTTGCGCAAGGAAAAAGGAAAAATGCGCAACCAATACAACATGAGTCGCCACGAGTTAGGGGTTTTCCGCCCTTGCATTTGCTGTCGGCGCACCCCATGACTCTGTCCCCACGCACAATTGTCTCCAAAAACAAGCATTTTCGTGCAATCGCTTCTGCGATGAGCAGCAGGGCTTACCCGATCTTCGAGCCGGTCAAAGCCCCAGCCCCTTCAGCCAAAACTGTCTTGGGTATCGGGCGGCCAAGCTCTGCTGTTCTTCGCTGAAGCGAAAAAGAAGGGCGCGCACAAATGAACCACGGGACGAGCGTTGTACCAAAAGAAATGATGCCTGAGGTAATCGACCGCTGGAAGCAGGGCGAGTCGGCGGGCATGATTGCGAGGTGGGTACAATCCATCATCGGCAAGCTGGTCACCCGCAACACCATCATGGGGCTGCTCTCCCGCGCAAAGGTAAAGCCGAGAGGTCCGTTGGCCCGCTCGCATACCAAAGCGCCTCCGACCATCAAGATGTTCAAACCTCGCACCGCCCCACAGCTAAAGCCAAAGGAGAACGAACCCGAAGTCCTAGGCCCGCCCGACGACTTCCCGGCAATCGGGACCTGCCGCTACACAAAAGACGACGTAGCGATCCGGGGCTGGAGAATGTGCGGCCAGCAATGCGAGCAGCAAACCTCGCCGTTCTGCAACTGGCACCTTGTCCACCGCATCTACAATACCAAGCATGAGCCGTCGATCCCGCGCGGAGAGATCGACGAGGGCTCCATGAAATTCAACTTCGCCGCTGGGGTCACCACTTGAACCAACTCGACGGCGTAGCGAAAGCCATACTTCTCTTTCTGGGCATCGCTACACTGGTCTCGCTTGCCCTCATCCTCTACACATTAAGGCTCCTCCTGATCGGGGGAGCCTTTGTTGTCGTCTCTACCCTGCTGTTGTGCAAGGCGCTTACCAAACGGTTCCAATGAAGCGCTTGAAACCGAGGTCCAAAAAGAAAACAGCACCCCCGTCCAGAACATCCGGTTCCAACAGAAAGAAGGCTGTGCGCAGGCAGCGCCTAGCAAGGGAGAAGCGACTCAATCGAGGCGCACCCACCACCTACGACCCCCAATTCGCAGAGGACGCCCGAGAGCTTGCCAAGCTGGGTGCGACCGATCTTGAGATCGCCAACTTCCTTGGTGTTACAATTATGACATTGTGGAATTGGCAATCCCGACATCAAGAATTTTTTTATGCACTTGATAGGGGAAAAGAAGAGGCGGACGAACGGGTCAAGCGTGCGGTCTATGCCCGCGCTACCGGCTATACCTACCAAGCGACCAAGATATTCTGCACCAAGGATGGCGACATCATCGAGGTGCCCTACCTTGAGCATGTGCCCCCCAGCGACAAGGCTGCGTCCTTCTGGCTGACCAACCGCCAAGGCGACAAATGGAAGGAGCGAGCGTTCCAAGAGTTTGACCCCGATCAACCGCTGAAGATTGAGGTCGAAGGCGGGCTGCCTAGGAAGATGTTGCCCGCACCAAAGAAGACCAAGAATGCCAGCAGCGACAGCGACTAGGGAGAAGCCGCAAAGGGTCGTCAAGGTAAGGCTCCCTACCCTCCACGCGGGGCAGGAGAAAGCCTACTCACAGCTAAGCCGCTACCATGCGCTGCGGTGCGGCCGGCGTTGGGGGAAAAGCACCTTTGGGTCGATCCTAGCGGAAGACGGCATACTCCATTCCGAGCTTACCGGCTTCTTTGCCCCTGACTACAAGCGCCTGACCGAAATCATGGTCGAGGTAGCCGACACCCTCCAGCCGATACGGAAATTCCCGTCTGGTGGCAAGGACGTCATCAGAGGTATCACTGGCGGGCGCATCGACTTCTGGACCTTGGAAGACGAGAACGCGGGCCGCTCTCGAAAATACCACAGGGTCATCATCGACGAGGCGGCGTTCGCCAAACCGAACATGATGGATATTTGGAACAAGTCCATCAAGCCGACCCTGCTCGACTACCGCGGCCATGCTACCGTGCTGTCCAATACCAACGGCGCGGTGCCCGACCAATTCTTCTACGAGATATGCAACGACCCCAAGCACGGGTTCGAGGTCTATCACGCGCCGAGCCATCAGAACCCGCTGCTTCCGCGCGAAGACCTCGAAGCGTGGGCGACCACCATGCACCCGCTGGTCTACCAGCAGGAGATCTTGGCGGAGTTTGTCGATTGGTCGGGTGTCGCTTTCTTTGCAAAGGACAAATTCCTTGGCCCTGACGGTCAAGGGGTAGTGCCCCGCACCCCGCTCGACTATGTATTTGCGGTGGTCGATACGGCGCTCAAGACCGGCAAGGACAACGATGCTACTGCGGTGATCTATTTCGGGTATTCGAGCATTTGGCCTACGCCGCTCTACATTCTCGACTGGGACATCCAGCAGATAGAAGGCGCATTGCTGGAGCGCTGGCTCCCGAGCGTCTTTGTAAAGCTCGACTCATACACCAAAGAATTGAAATGCCGACAGGGGTCAATAGGCGCGCTCATTGAAGACAAAGGCTCGGGCACGGTGCTCCTCCAGCAAGCCCAGCACAGGAAGTGGCCAGCCCACGCTATTCCTGAGACCATGACCGCCCTTGGCAAGGATGAGCGAGCCCTCAACGTCTCCGGCCATCATTGGCAGGGTAAGTGCAAGCTGACACCCCATGCCTACGACAAGGTGGTCAACTACAAAGAGAAGACCCAGAACCACCTGTTGTTGCAGGTGTGCGGCTTCAAGATCGGCGACAAGGACGCAGCCAAGCGCGCTGACGATCTTTTAGACTGCTATTGTTACGGAATGTGTTCAGCATTGGGTAACGCCGATGGATTTTAAGTTCTACGTCTATATTCTATTCGACTTGTGTGGCATCCCGCGCTATGTCGGAAAAGGCCACGGCAAGCGTTGGCGCAAAGCTAGGCGTAAAGACAATCCACGAGTGACGGCACTAATCAAACGAAATGGGTTGATTGGGGTAATCGCTCGTTCGAGCCTTTCGGAGGCGGAAGCGTTCGAGACAGAGAAAGCTTTCATTGCGGCCATCGGTAGAGAGAACAAACAGACTGGTCCTCTCTACAATTTTACTGACGGCGGCGAAGGCACATCTGGGAAAATTGTTACGGCCAAAGTGCGCAAAGCAGTTTCGCGCGCCAATAAAGGGCGACGGCATTCAGATGAAGCCCGCGCTCGCATGAGGCTTGCTCAAAAAGGTCGTAAGCATTCCGAGGAAACTAAAGCCAAAATCGCTGCGGCTCAGCGCGGGCGTAAAGCTTCAGCAGAGTCTCGTGCAAAACAATCTTTGGCTCGAAAAGGTCGTAAGATGACCCCGGAGTGGCGCGCGAAGCTTACAGCAGTGCTCAAACGAGAGAAGAGTCCAGAGCACAAAGCAAAACTACGCGCTCGTTTAATTTCTTACAACAAATCTGCTAAGCGCAGCCCAAAAGGTGGGAACATGCCTGCCTCTGCTCTAGGAAACTCGGAGGGGTTCGGCTCATGATTTTCCGGGCCATAAAAGGAGAACAACAACAATGATGATGACCGCTTCGACGCTTTTGCTTTCGCCTTGGCTTGGGATCATTGCCGCGCTGATTGTGATCGGCGTGCTGTTCTGGGCAGCCAACCGCATACTTGCGGTGCTACCCGTGGCCGAGCCGTTCAAGACAATCATTTATGTGGTCATGGTCGTGGCTGCGTGCTTTATTGTGCTCAGCCTGTTCGGAATTCTCCCTTCTGGTTTCGGCGTAAGGTAGGGAGACAGAGTTCAAGCGGGTCTTCTGCTTGGGGCGTAAGCCTGCCGCTTGCAGGCACTTTTGTGAGGAGTTGTTCGGTCTTTAGCAAGGAAAGCTAGACCAGCCCAAACAAATCTGGCACCCCCAGAAGTTTGGTATCGCGACGCACAAAAGGTGGGCAGCTTTCGCGCTTCGACGGCTGCCCACCTCCCTTTCGATGGAGGAGACAAATGTCAGACGAAGCAAAGCCGGGTGTCCCGGACGACGACATGAACGACGCCCTCGGCAAGCCTTTCAAGGTGGGCGATACGGTTTGGATACCTGTGACCGTCGGCAGCAAGCCCCGCCCCGATACCGGGCTGGTTGCAGTTGTCAGCAAGCACCCGCGCAATCCAGACGACGCAGACGGCAAAGCTGAGTACGACACTTTCTACATCCACCCGCGCACGGTGCAGGTCATCGGTCCATGACATGGGCTTTCGCGGCGCTGGTCGACCGTATGCTTTCGTCGATACCCGACCGTCATGCCAGCCTGCGCTACGAATTGATGAGCTTGGCGGAGCAAATCGACTGCACCCATACCGATGTCGAGCATTGGTGGACCAATCGGGCCACACCCCTCGGCTTGTCGGTAAGCCAGACCTACGAAGCATTCACCGGAAGAGATGCACAGATGCGTTGGCTTTTCCGGGCGCTCTTTCGACGCATCGACCAAATGGAGGCATATATCATGGCAGCAGCAGACGACCTCAAAGCGGCGGTAGCCGCACTTCAGCAGAAGGTGGGTGACGTCGGCACAGCGGTCACCGCAGAGACCCAAGCGCTGACACAGGCGCTCGCAGACTTGGCAGCGGCAAAAGGTGCGGACGGCTCAGTGTCTGCGACCGACGCCGAAGCGGCTGTGGCAGCCATTCAGGGGTCAATCGACAACCTCTCCAACATTGCGAGTGCGGCGACCGCAGCGGCGACACCGACCCCGCCGACTCCGCCAGCCACGCCCACAGCCTAAATCCGGGGTGCTAACCGAGGCGAGGCGGGTGGCATGAAAGCTGCCCGCCTTTGCTCGCCCAAGGACACACATGGCTGACGGGTTTTCCTTTACCAGCAATTCAGGCACCGGGCTTACACCCGCGCTGCTCCAGATACTCGACGCGCCTGATATTCAGGTAGGCCAAGACCCGTCCTATGAATTGTGGCCATGCTAAGTAAAAAGATTGGCGGGTTCTATGTGTACATGCTTTACCGGCCTGATGGATTACCTTGCTACGTTGGTAAGGGTCATGGGAAGCGTTGGCTCTACCATGAACAGGCTGCTCGGCAAGGCTGTCACTACAACAAACATTTACAACACATCATTCAGGGCGCTGGTGGAGTTGTCACTAAACGAAAAATATGGGTCGATCTAACCGAAGACGACGCCAAAATGCTAGAGATCGAATTGATCTCGTGGATTGGTCGCACGGTTAGTGGTGGCCCTCTTGTAAATGGAACTGATGGAGGAGACGGGCAAGCTGGTAGACGAACGCGTCTCAGCACACGCACAAAAATTTCTCGCGCAATAAGCGGTCGCGTGCAAAGCCCAGAAGAACGGGCTATGCGCAGTAAGATTGCTAAAGGTAGACCGAAAAGTGCAGAGCACAAAGCAGCAATCGGGGCTGCTCTAAAAGGCAGAGTTTTCACAGAAGAGTGGCGTCAAAAACTACGCGCTGGCTCTGCAAAGCGATGGGCTGATCCTGCAAATCGTCAGAAAGTATACGATTGGTACGCCAATCTCACTGAGGAACAAAAAATAAAGCGTAGCCAGAACATCAGTCGAGGTATGGGTTATGGCTGAGTTTGGTTTTACATCAGTCTCGGGAACTGGACTTACCCCAGCCCTGCTTCAAATTTTGGATGCTCCAGACATTCAAGTGGGTAGTGACGCGAGTTACGAATTATGTAAACTACTATACATGTATCACCCGCTGGGCGAGAAGATGGCCGACTCCCCGGTCTATATGGCGCAATTCAAGCCGCGCGACATTGAAGTGCCCGACTCTCCCGAGGAGGACGTAAAGAAGGCGTTCCTAGAGCAGTGGAAGAAGGACAAGTGCGAGGAGGTGATCGCCAATCTCGCATCCATCGCTCGCATCTACGGCGTCGGCTCTCTCGCGCTCATGACCAAAGGGGTGCCAGTCGAGCGCCCGGTAGACTTCAAGGAGCTTTGGCAGGCCGACATTTCGTTCTCGGTCTACGACCCTCTCAATACAGCGGGCTCGCTCGTGCTCAATCAGAACCCCGACGCTATCGACTTCATGAAGGTCGAAGGCATCCGGGTCTCCGGCCATGCCTACCACCGCAGCCGAGCGGTGACACTCATGAACGAGCGCCCGATTTATCTGGGCTATACGGTCTCGGCGTTCGGCTATGTCGGCCGGTCTGTCTACCAGCGCGCGCTGTTCCCGCTCAAGTCGTTTATTGGCACCATGCGCACCGACGACCTGATCAGCCAGAA